CCAAAGGTCATCTGACGCCCGAGACCCTTGAATACTGTAAGGAAAATACATGACTTTGGAATGGAACGAAACTGAAATTTTCACAGAGGCCCATGCCGACTTTATCAAAGACCGAGGGGCGTGCGATGCAGTCTATGAGTTTGTCGGGCTGACAATCCGGGAGTGTATCGAGAAAACCCCTTCGGCAACTTTGGAATATGCCAAAGACCTTCTCACACCTGAAAGGCTGGATTGGTGTGCTAAACAAGGCCCTTGGCCAGCATTGAGATATGCCAAAGACCGGCTGACACCCAAGACGCTTGACTGGTGTGCGGAACAGAGACCTTGGATAGCTTTAGCATATGCCTCTGATCTTCTGACGCCCGAAAGACTGGATTGGTGTGCCGAGAAAGAGCCTTGGTCTGCTTTGAAATATGCCTCTGGTCTTCTAACACCCGAAAGACTGGACTGGTGTGTAGAACAGAATGAAAGGACACAATATGATTGATTGGAATGAAGACAGCACTTTCACCAGAGACCATGCCGACTTTATCAAAAATCGAGGGGCGTGTGATGCAGTCTATGATTTTGTCGGGCTGACAATCCGGGAGTGTATCGAGAAAGACCCTTCGGCAACTTTGGAATATGCCAAAGACCTTCTCACACCTGAAAGACTTGATTGGTGTGCCGAGAAAGAGTCTTGGGCGGCTTTGAAATATACCTCCAATCTTCTCACACCTGAAAGAGTTGATTGTTGCGCAAAACAAGTCCCTTGGGCAGCTTTGAAATATGCCTCTGATCTTCTCACACCTGAAAGACTGAATTGGTGTGCGGAACAAGAACCTCGGGCAGCCTTGATATATGTTGGGAAACCCCATGTGTCAAACTGGCGGAAAAACTTACTTGACTTTTTGAAACGAATCACATATAATAAAATTGAAAGGAAAGGAAGATAACATGAAATCTTGGCTAACATTTGCAATTCTTGTAACACTCATCATCGCGTGGGGTGTGATGTAATGAAAGCAAGAAATAGCGAGCCTGTATCGCTACATGGCACACAAGAAAGTGCCGAACGGGCCATGAGGGCTTTGGCCGTTGCAAGAGACAGCATGGAAGACGGTGAACACCGTGACGAAATCATTAACCTCCTTGTTCAAATCCGATATTCTCTGGATGATTATTTCCATAGGGGTCACTTCGATGATTGAACATGATGGGAGAAAGACGCCGCATGTAATCCATGTTAATCGGCATCATATTGCGGCCAACAAAAAGGACGGTGGGAACAGGCCGGTCTATACTATCAAGCCGTATAAATATGGCAAGCCGGTGTACTGCCGAGAGGTTAGCTGGCAGGGAGCATCCCGAGCCGTTTATGACGGTTCTTCTCTGAGTTGCGGAGCAAGGGCTTGGGTTGAAGTCTGGTCCGATTTGGAGTTAACCGATGAAATGACATATATGGAGGCAAAAAATGAATAAAGATATTGTCAATGCACAAATTCTGGCAAAAAGAATGGAAGAAGGCTGGTCGGTCAGATACGTCAATGGCTCTACCCGTATATACTACCCTGAAAAAATCAGAAATGCTATCGGTATGAGGGATGATGCTTATATCTATTGTCTTAATGGTTCATTGGAATCGGTTGTGTCAACAATTATGGGCGTATCAGATTTTTGGGACATTTTGAAGTTTTCAGATAAATTGAAAAAGGAAGGAATGAAAAATGGATGAGAAGGTATATGTTTGTGTTATGAAAGTTGGCACATTTGACACCGAAGAAAAAGCTAGAAAGTTTTCGGAATTGTTGATTGACGCTTTCTGTAGCATGGACGAAGCCGAGGGCCTTTTTGCAATTAACAAGATTGAAACGGATACATATGATGAAATTTATGGAAATGACGATGATGAATGATGAAGATTTCGATTTTGTCACGCCCCGAGATATTGTCTTTTATGTGACTGGTTTGGTGGTTGGAGTGGCGTTCGGTGCCGCTGTTGCCGCAGTTGCTTTTGTTTTGCTGAAAATAATCGGGGTTTGATATGGGGAAACGATCTGACTATCAAAAACGAAAGCACGACCAGTATTTCACCCCAATTGAAGCGGTCAAGCCTTTGATTCCACATCTTCCCCATGGCACATTTTTCTATGATGAGCCGTGCGCAGGTGCCGGAAGGCTCGTGTCTCATATCACAGACCTCACGGACGGCAAAGGCGTTTGTTTGGCCACATTGGATATTGACCCGCAGTTTGACGGTATCACAAAGGGCGATGCTTTGACAGACGACTACATCCCGTCCGACACCACAAATCTGATAATCACAAATCCGCCTTGGACAAGACAGCTTTTACATCCCATGATCGAAAAGTTTTCCTCATATAAGCCCACATGGCTTTTGTTTGATGCGGATTGGATGCACACAAAACAGTCAGCACCGTTCATGGTAAACTGTCGAAAAATCGTCAGTGTGGGCCGGGTCAAGTGGATCGAAAACAGTAAACAAACCGGCAAAGATAACTGTGCTTGGTATCTTTTCGAGCCGGGATATGATGAAAAAACAGAATTTGTAGGAAGGTAAAGAAATGCACGGTCTAGAGCAATACATAACGAACACAAAAGTAAACCTGCGCGCGAGAAAGAATGACTTAGAAAAAATTTGTAAAAGAGTACAAAACCCTCTTGATGCAAATTTGACCAAAGAAGAAGCGATCATTCTTTTGACAGCCCGTCTAAGGGGCGACTTTGGTGGTATGGTTAAAAAGCGGTTGGAGGACTGGCAAGTTTACTCTGCTGTTGAAAGGGCAGTACGATGAACCTGACATGGAATGAAAACGAAATCTTCACGGAGACCCATGCCGATTTTATCAGAAATCGGGGAGCATGTTATGCTGTTTATGAGTATGTGGGGTTGACAATTCGGGACTGTGCCGAGAAAGACCCTTGGGCAGCTTTGAAATATGCCAAAGACCTTCTCACACCTGAAAGGCTTGACAAGTGTGCGGAACAAGACCCTTGGGCAGCTTTGAAATATGCCTCCGATCTTCTCACACCTGAAAGATTGGATTGGTGTGCTGAGAAAGAGTCTTGGCCAGCTTTGGAAAATGCTCCAAACCTTCTCACACCCGAAAGACTGGATTGGTGTGCAAAACAAGCCCCTTGGGCAGCATTGGTATATACCAAAGGCCATTTGACGCGCGAGACAGTTGACTGGTGTGCGGAACAGAATCCTGCGGAAGCTTTAGAATTTGCCAAAGATCATCTGACGCCCGAGACAGTTGATTGGTGTGCGGAACAGAATCCTGTGGAAGCTTTAGCATATGCCGCAGACCGTCTTACTCTCGAAAGGTTGTATTGGTGCGTGGAAAAAAGGCTTGACTTCTGACAGCGAATCACCTATAGTAAAGATGTAAGAAATAGAAATAGAGAGAGGATACAAAATGCTTATTTGGTATGAAAACGACACCTTCACAAAGGCCCATGCCGACTTTATCAAAAGTCAGGGGGCATCTGAAAGGGTCTATGATTTTGTCGGACGGACAATCCGGGAATGTATCGAGAAAGAGCCTTGGGCGGCTTTGGTATATGCCCCAGACCTTTTGACGCCCGAGACACTTGACTGGTGTGCGGAACAAGAACCTTGGGTAGCGTTGGGATATGCTGAACACCTTATCACACCCGAAAGGCTTGAAAGGTGTAAAAAAGTCCTTGACTACTGACAGCGAATCATCTATAGTAAAGGTGAGAGGAAAGGAAAGGAAATCTCATGACAAACATCGAAACACTTCACCAAGAAGCCCTGCGTCTTGCGGCAGAAGCCGCCGACAAATACATCAAAGAGAATAACTACTGGTGGCCGTGTGGTTTCGCGTGGGCCAAGATCAAGGTCGATGGTCGGACCAAATTTGGAAAGGCCCTCAAGAAGATCGGCTTCGAAAAAAGCTACGATGGGTCTCTGTCGCTCTGGAACCCCAGCGGAAACTATACACAAATGATGAATGCCAAGCTTGCCGGAGCGCGGGCATATGTGGCCCACATGAATAAGGCGCTTGAGGGCGAGCGTGGAAGCGCCACCTTCTACGCCGACTGTCGGCTGGACTAAATATCGGGGGGCGTAAGCCCCCTTTTTCAAAAAAAGGAAAAACGAAGATGACAATTGCAGCCACACTACTCACCCTCCCCGTGTTTCTCATGTTCGCATACGCGATGTTTTACATGGGCAAACGAATTACACAGCCCACGAAAAACTACGACTATATCGTGGTCAATGGAAAGGAAAGTGTCGTTGAAAGGACCGACTGATATGAGGCCGGTAATCACAATCCCGGTGCATTGGAAAGAGTACGCGCTTCGCGGAAATCCATACGGTCTTGTTGATGAGGAAATTCAAACGATTGATAAGACCCTTGCTGATTCGGGCGAGGGTGTTTTCACTGTAGAGGCTGTCGGCCCAAGTTATTTTGGTCGATGGTACGACAGATTCAATATGGCATGGGTTAGTGGGATGGTACAGGACATTTCTATCAAGGTGGATTGACTCTGATTCGCGAATCGGCTAAAGTAAGGGTATGAAAAAGAGGAATATATGATGAACGTCAAGACGAGAAAAAAAATTCTGGCGAAGCTAATGGCCGAGGAAAATATCAGGGTTGTCTACGGCAACTATCCGACCGGCTCATTTGATCTAACAACCCGAATCCTTCGTATCCCGAATTGGGAGGATGTTGAACCCGAGATTTTTGACTGGATGGTGGGCCACGAGGTCAGCCATGCCCTCAACACTCCCATTGCCAAATGGACGGAGTTTATTGAAGAACACGGCCCGAGGTTCAAGGATTACCTGAATGTTGTCGAAGACATTCGGATCGAAAAACTGATTATCCGAGAATATCCCGGACTCAGCCGAGCGTTTTTTATCGGTTACAGGGAAATGCAGCGCCGCGACTTTTTTGGGATTAGCGGCTGTGACATTTCTACACTTTCTCTTACAAACAGGATCAACATCAAGGCAAAGCTTCGCTCCCTGATTGATGTTCCGTTTTCGAGCGAAGAACAGCACCTTGTTGACATGGCTTTCGCTGTAGAGACGTGGGATGATGTGGTCGCTGCCACGATTGAGTTGGTTAATGACACAAAGAAAAAAACTGTGTCCGGTAATATGTTTACGCCTTCTCAAGAATCGGATGATTTTGAAATGGATGATATGGACTTTGCCGAGCCAGAAACCGATAGCTTCAAATATGGTCTCGATTCCTTTGAAGATTTCGATAGCAGTACGGTCGAGGGTGATGAAAATTCCGATGGTATGGTCGAGGGTAATGAAGATTTCGATGGTACGGTCGAGGGTGATGAAAATTCCGATGGTACGGTCGAGGGTGATGAAGATTTCATTCCGCCTCCGCTAGAGACAGTAGAGGTTTTTGAAGAATCCCTGTCTGACGTTGCTAATAAGGTCAAGGGCAATTTGGATAGTGTCAGCACCATTCTTTATCCAAGTTTCGAGGTCCTTCTGAAAAAATCGTATGTTGATCCCGTGACAACTGCCAGTCTTTATTCCAAAAATAAGTACGACTCCTACGCAACGGACAACCTTTATCATAGGTTTGTGCGAGAAATGAAGCCCATGGTCAATTTGATGGTAAAAGAATTTAACCAACGAAAGTCCACGGAAATGAACCGCAGGACCGCTACCCGTAAAAAAGGCATTCTTGACCCAATCAAGCTTCATTCCTACAGGTATAATGAGGACATTTTTCTGAGTCGTCAGATTGTGAATGAGGGAGACAGTTATGGTATGCTCATGATGATTGACGGCAGTACCAGTATGGAAGTGGGTGATGGTGGAAATACCAAACTTGCTCTTGCTCTGAGGCAATCGCTTATCATGGCTGAGTTTTGTGAACGGATCAGGGTTCCGTATGAAGTGGTGATCTTCACGTCAACCTTAACACAGAACAACTATTTCGTAGATGATGTAGAGGAAAAGTCGTATCCCCAAACTAAAATCACAAGTATTCTATCGTCTGAATTGCCAAAGAAGGACGCCCTTAAAATGAAAAAGGTGATGTTCTATCGAACCACAAATAGACCAAAAAGCTATGGTACATTTTTCGATATTCATACGTTGGGAATGACGCCTCTTGCTGACAGTTACATGATGGTTAACGCCCTGATCGACCGTTTCAAGAAAAATAACAAGGTCGCCAAAATGGTGTTTCTCTCGTTGACAGATGGTCTAGGAAACGTAACCCATACACATAAGGCGGATAGAGCGGTATACAGTTTTGGTAATGATGATAAGATCAGGATAGACTCTAGGGAGGTAGATGCAGATGAAAATCCTGTCGTGCCGAACAAAAGTGTTGAATCTGCGATGGTGAAAAATCTCAAGAAAAGGGGAGTAACGCCGATTCATTTCTATGTCACTGGCAGAACTGGGGAATTGAAAGTCAAAAGGGACGTGATGGGGTTTGACAAATCTTTTATGGTCTCAAGCGAAATTCTCAATTTTAGTGGCGACGATGAAATCACCGAGAACAGCTTCGATGCCGTGCTACAAAAAAGGAATCTCAACAAGATCATGTCCAGAGAATTAATCGAAGCTATCACTTGACAACATACCACATATTGTGGCATAATTAGAATATGATGAAAGGAACACGAATCAGATGACTATGAACACAAACCAAAAAATGCTGCTGACCGAAATCTACAACAACGCAAGTCAGTACAATGCCATGACACGCGCCAATCTTCTGCAATTCGCGCAGCGGGCCGGTGTGCCAAAAGGCGTCGTCCAGACCACGTTGAAAAATGCCAGAAAAGTCAGCCGGGGGGTGTACGACCTTACCAATCTCATTTCCGACATTGACCCTGTGAAGCAGCCCGCTTCTCCTGAAAATCAGGTTGAAAATGTTGTGGAAATGCAACCCAAGGTTGTATCCTCGGATAACGTCTATGTCCCGGCCACCGACCCAAAATTCCAAAAGTGGGGCAATTACCACAGCATCGAGAAGGTTATTCGCTCTAAGAAATTTTTCCCGGTGTTCATCAGCGGCCCCTCGGGCAACGGGAAAACCATGTCGGTCGAGCAGGCTTGTGCAAACCTCGGTCGAGAATATGTGCGGGTCCAGATCAACCCCGAAACGGACGAAGACGATCTTCTCGGCGGGTTCCGTCTTTTGGACGGCCAGACCGTATTTGATAAAGGGCCGGTTATCCGGGCAATGGAAGCGGGCGCTATCCTCCTGATTGATGAAATTGATCGGGGGAGCAACAAACTGATGGCACTTCAAGGGGTGCTTGAGGGTAAGCCGGTGATGATTAAAAAGACCGGCGAAGTGATCCATCCGAAAAAAGGGTTCAATGTTTTTGCCACGGCGAATACCCTTGGACGGGGTTCCGAGACCGGCCACTACGTTTCGGCGGTCGTTATTGATGATGCCTTCCTTGAGCGGTTCATTATCACTCTGCCCCAAGGTTTCCCCTCCGAGGCGATGGAATTGAAAATCGTTAAGGCAAACCTTCCCGAAGGCCATAAGGAAATTGCTCAAAAAATGGTCAAGTGGGCCAACCTGATCCGAAAGTCCTTCGATAACGGGTCCATTGACGATACTATGTCAACGCGCCGTCTGGTACATATCGCAAACGCGATTGAAATTTTTGACAATGTAGAGAAATCCGTCGAGTTGGGCATCTCCCGATACGATGATGAAACCAAGGGAGCATTTATCGACCTTTGGAATAGCATGTCAGAAGACACAAAATCCGAGACAGTGAAAGACTCTCGGTATGTGGATTTTACCGCCTGATATAATATTTCCGCCAAATTTAAGGGGGCGCATTATGCGTCCCTTTTTTACCAGAAAAGGAATACTTATGAGCATAAACTTAACACCATTAGAGCAACTTGTTAACCATTATGTGAACGGCGAGTGCATGACTCACCGAGAAGCCGCCACGGCTATAACAGAAAATCATGGTGATGAATTGATGGAAATGACGACTAACGTCAATTTCAAAGGGAGAGTGAGCAAAAAAACTGTGAAGGATGCGGCAGCGCGTATTCGAAAGAAAGTCTCCATGGGAGACAGTAATGACGGCCTTTTCCGGGTCGCAGATGAAATGGGTCTCAATACCGGAAATGTGGATATGGCATGGATCAAATCCAAAGAGGGCAGCTTTCGAGTCAACATGAAAAATCAAGATGATGAGGAAGCGGAGAACAACTTTCTTGAAAAAATCTCGGAAGCATTTGCGGACGGTACGATAAGCCGCGCGGCCCCAATCATACCCTTTAACAACTATACATTGATGGATGATGAATTGTTAACCAAGTACGTCATTGCAGACGTGCATTTGGGCCTGTATGTCAACGCCCTTGAGTGTGGCGAAGAATACAACCTAGAAGTCGCTGAAAAGGTTGTCTTTGATGGTATGAAGGCACTGGTGGATTCTTCTCCAATGTCTAAGGAATGTATTGTTCTGAGCATCGGTGACTATTTCCACGCCAACGATTCGAAAAATATGACACCGGGCAGCGGCCACATTCTTGACATGGCAGGTCGGTTTCATGAAATTGCGGTCGCAGGAGTGCGCCTGTTTCGGATGATGGTTGAATATGCTGCCCAAAAACATGACGTTGTGCGGGTGGTATCTATTCCGGGTAATCACGACAAAGATCAGGCTCATTGGCTGTCTATCGCAATGGGTGAGCGTTTTTCCGAGAGTGATCGGATTAAGGTACATATGACACCGGGCCGATGGTTCAAACACGTTCACGGACAGAATATGTTCGTTGCCCATCATGGCGATACCGCAAATTTCAACCGAATGGCTCTTGCAATTCCCGAAATGTTCCGAGATGAATGGGGAAAAACGACATGGTGTTTTCTTGATTCGGGCCACGTTCATCACGAGCAAGCCAAAGAAATCGGGGGCATTTTATGTAGATCATACAGATCGCCTGCCGCCAAAGATGACTATGCAGTATCGTCCGCGTATGTTTCGAAACGGTCGATGGTGTCTCATGTCTACCACAAAGACTGTGGCGAAATCGAATCACACAATATCAATATCGTGAAGAACAGAGTGCTGAAACCATAAATACCAATAACTCAAAAAAAAAAGGTGGAAAACGTATGCAAAGCTTCAAAAAATTTATTTTAGAAGAAAAAGACAGTGGGACACAATCCCCTGAAATAATATTCACGTCTAAGACAAATAGTAAAAGAATCGTTGCTTATTTTATGGGACTAGACCATGATGGTGTCAAAGAAACCTTATGGAATTTCATTCTTGAAAAGGATTCTAAGAAAGATTTTTGGATTTTGTCTATAGCGGACGCTAAAGGAAATTTTTATGATGCGCTCCTTTCTCTTGAGGATTCAGTAATTTCCATGACGAAAGCAATATCAACTTTTTTGCAAGAGGTATTCAGGGAACATACATCAAAAAAAATCGACGGCATCGTTATACGGACTACTGTAAAGCCACGCCACTCGTCACAAAGCTTTTTTCGAACATTCAACAAAAAACTCAAAATGAGTCTAAAGAAGAATAAAATTAAAAAGGCTAAATTTAAGATAGTATATCCCATTCCAAAAAAGTTTAATACAAAACACACATTTCTGATGCGAGGGGATAAAAGTATAGATGAGGTGTTTGGGTCTTGGGTCGATGGAATCGACTATGAATATGACGAAGACAGGGCCGAAATTGTTTATGACAAATCCAAAAAATTCCAAAAGCGGAATCTTCTGACAATCGCTCCGGTTAATGTAGGTGCTTTCAAAGAGGACTCTAAGATTATTTCAACGGACATGGATGATGCTATAATTGAGAAACTCAGTAATAAGAATCCCGTAAAGAAAAAAACTACGCAAAAGCCATTTTTCGAATTGGACTATACAGCCCCCGGAATTTCAATCGAGAGTGATAACATTACCAAAGTTAATCCATATTACATTCTTAGAGAAATTGATATGGATTACTTTGATTTTGGGTTTGAATTTGGTGAGGACAAATTTATTGAGTACGGAGAACGGATTGATTCCCTCATGGACAGTTATGTAGAAGATGTTGTGAAAAAGTATGGTAATGAAATAGCTTCCATGGTAAAACAGCTTATGGTAGAAATAAAGGACGGGTATAAGGAATCTAAAGGTAGCAAAGGATATATTACTGCTCGAAAACATACAAAAAACCTCTTTTCGATCACATACTCTCAGCAAAATGACGCTTTGCAATACTCTAAGATTCGAAAACTAATAGAAGACGTTGAAGTAAGAAGTCTTGACGTAGAGCAACCTAAAGCAACCCTACCTGAGTTTGAACAGGATAATTTTGAAGGATTTCTTTATCCAAACTCAAACTACGATGATGATGATGATGATGATACAGTATTGCCGTTCGCTACCAAAAATGACTTGACGTATGAAAGGAAGAAATTAAAGGCCCTATCCAATCTGCCAGAAGTGGAGAAATATCTGAATATGGAAGATAATCCTCTGGTTGATATGGTATACGATTACACAGGGACAGACTATAGTTACTACAACAACAGCATGAGAAGTTACTATGATGATACCAGACCTGACAAGGGTTTCGATCCACGAGAACTAAAACGCCATATGGATGAGATACCGACTCTATCCGAATCTATTTGGGTGTATAGGACCTGTAATGTCAGAGGATTAATCTATCCATACGAAGAATTTGAGGCGGGTGGTGATTACATTGACCCCGGATTTTTATCAACTTCATTCGAAAGTACGATAAATTTTGGTGGTCAATTGAGTATGAAAATCTACTTGCCTAAAGGCACTCCTATATTACCTGCGTTTACCCGTGGCACAACCCAAAACTACGGGGAATATGAAATCGTTCTGATTCCGATGAGCGTTCTGCGCATAATCAAGGCATATGTGCCAAAAAATGGTGATATTATTTACACGAAAATGGTCTATGTTGGAAATGCTATTGAAGACCTGTTTCACAGAGCAACAATAAGGAATGAAAATTTGCCTATTGAGGAAAGCGAAATGAAAGAAAACGATCCTTCACAGGAAGAAAAATGGACAAGCACTCCGAGCCTCGATGCACTTAAGAGATTGGAGAAAATGAGCAAGGGTGGTAAACTCAAGATCAATAAACCGAAGATGAAGCGATGATAACACTTGAGGACATAAAGGCGTTCCAAGATGAAAGGGACTATGTTCGATTCCTGAATGAATCATTGGAAATGGGCATTGACATTCGACCAGACAACACACTAGCCGGGAAGGCCCCCGTGCTTTATGTGTCACCCGAGGATTACATGATTATAGGCGGTTCTTTGGATGATTGATAGTCCATGTATATCGGTCTGTAGAATTGACGAGACCAGCCGAGTTTGTGTTGGGTGTGGGCGCACTCTTGAAGAAATTTCTGATTGGCAGAGTATGAGCGAATCAGAAAAAGACGGCGTTATGAAAAACATAAGAGAACGCAGAATGAAGCGTAGATATGAAAGGAAGCGTAGATATGACAGAGGATGAAAGAAAGAGACTCCTTACCCCACTATCGGAGTCCGAGTTGATTGATCTTATCAATAGATGTAATGATAGGATAGATGACATTGATCTAGTGGATCAGAAGAACATCAAGACAAGGGAGCAGGCAGACCGCCTTCTGCGAGATGTTATGGTGGGCCACTATAGCAGATAATGCTTGACACCATAGATCAGATGGTGTATAAGTATTGAACAATCGGTGAAAGTGATCGAAAGCATTCTGGACCGGGGGGCAGTACCCCGCCGCTCCACCATAATGACACCATACGCGAGTGAAAGCGAAGCGTCAGTAAGTCCGGTAGAATCGCAATCTTCGGCAAGGTGTCATTTTGATGGGGCGGAAAATAGGATCGACAGGTGTTATTAAGAGAACCGGAGATTGTCCCGCGCAAGCTGGGTTAACGCAAGAACCTAAACAACTGCAAACGAAAACGCAGCACCGAAGGCTCTGGCCCTAGCGGCCTAAGCCTCATGGGTCCGGGGGAACCTAGAAACAGAATCCCCCATTCATCAACTTAAAAATGGAGTTTATATGCTAGTCGAAACACATACACCGCTTGCAGTCAAAGGATCGGCGGCAAGGGCAGAGATTTATGAAGAAGAAGGGGCGTACTACGTCCGCTATTACGACATTAACGGTAATCCATTTAATGTCGATGCCGAGAACACGCTAGAAGAAGCAAGAAAGGTCGTGACAGAGTGGACAAACTCTCTGGAAATGCTTCTATGAACGATAATCTAGAACAAATCAAACCGGCAGTCATGTCATACATCAATGATGATGTTTCGATCTTTGACGCCCTCGTATACTATGCTGAAAGGCATGGCATGGAGGTAGAAACTGTCGGGAAGGCGGCAAAGCGCGACAGGGAATTGAAGGCCCTAATGGACGCGCACGCCCAAAAATTCAACCTACTATTAGAGAGCAAATCGGTATTTGATTGATGTTTGACGGCTTCTCTGAGAAGAAAGCGTTTGGGAGTTACCAAGATTTTCTTGCCCTTAAACGTCATTTCACATCTGACTACGACTACCACAAATACAAAGGCAAGGTAAAGGTCAGTTTTGCCGCATTTGAGAAGCGGAGAGACCGGTATCAATTTCACATTTTGGGCAATCTAAAAAATCCCAAACACGTCATTCTGTCAAATCTTTTGGTAGACAGATCAATGTGGGTTGGTGATATGGTTTCCGAGAAGGGGTCTCAAATCCACAAAGAATGGCGCAAGAGAATCGACGCACTGTCTTACCAATTTTCTTCTGATCTGAGCAAATTAGACCTTGACTTTTGGGCCAATTTTGAGGTAGGATCGTCTTTACCGAATGTGATTCGTCTATATACCATTGGGCAAATCTCTCTTGAGACCCTTGTCATATTGATGGACATTACTGAGTTTGACAGAAAAAAGGGAAGCCAATTGAGGGCGAACCCTGTATATGATGACCTAAATACCTTGTGCGAAAACTACAGGCCATTTCTGGTGTTTGACCGTAAACAGTATAGGCGTGTGGTATTCGACAGATTCAAAAACTAAATTAACCTAATGCCAAGAAAGGAAACACTTCCATGGGCAAATACACAAGTCGATACAAAAAGCGCGAGCGCAGCGTAGAAAATCTGAAAGAAAAGATCGAGTCCGACAAGGGCAAAAATTTCGGTGATGATCGTTATTGGAAACTAGAAGTTGACAAGAGCGGAAATGGACGCGCCGTAATCAGGTTCCTTCCCGCAGTAAAAGACGAAGAAGAATATGACCGAGAGGTGTCGTATGTCAAAACTCTTGACTATTCGTTCAAGGGGCCGGGTGGCTGGTATATCGAGCGGTCCAGAGTGACCCTAGCAAATGACTATGACGATGATCCTGTTTCCGTCCTCAATAATCAAATGTGGAATAGTGGCAACGAAGAAAAGCGCGAGATTGTTCGCAAGCGTCGTCTCAACAAAAACTATCACGCCAATATCTATGTGGTAGACGACCCCGCAAATCCGAGCAACAACGGCAAAGTTTTCCTGTTCCGCTTTGGGGCGGAAATTCTCGAAAAAATTCAGGAGGTTTTGGCACCTGAATTTGACGATGATGATGTTGAAGTCTTTAACCCATTTGATCTGTTTGAAGGGGCTGACTTCAAAATCAAGGCCAGAAATGGTACGAACAGTATGCGTACCTATGACAAGTCAAGTTGGGCAAAGCCCGCGCCTCTGAGGGACGCCGATAAAAATGAGTTGGATGAAGACGAATTGGAGAGGATTCTGGAATCCACATATCCTATCATGGAAATGTGTGAGGAAGGAAAGCACATCAAGTCGTATGCTGACTTGCAATCACGTTTGAACAGAGTCCTTCAACTTGATACCTCGAATCGCAGCACTGGTGATCCTCTGTTTGGTAGCGATGATAATGAGGAAGAATTTGATGGGGGCTTCAAAGAAGACGAATCCAACGAAGGCAAAACCCAAGAGTTTGACGATGACGATGAAGATGAAGACTTGGAAAGCTTCTTTGCGGGTCTGTCCGATGACTCTGACGAGAAATGACCGAAGAAAGGGGGCCGCTCGGCCCCCTTTTTTTATCCTGTTTTGATGGTTGGGCCACCGCCCATTAGATATGCGTACTGTTTATGCTCTGGCATTGAATTGATATAGATGTTGTCGCCCTGCCTAACATTGCTGACATTGGTGCCTCGGGTTTCGTTGATTGTGGGCATCATACTCATAAGGATGTTGGATACGTTTCCGTCTTTTGTGGCCCTTTCTTCAATTTGATTGATCCTTTCCATCCCCCTATAGCTTATTTCCTCAACTGACGGGACCATTTTTACCGGACTGTCAGTTGTTTTTGGGACGTTATCATAGTATTGAGGCGTTTCCTCCACTGTATCGTTGTAGTAATCAACAGTTTTTTTGAGGACAAGATACCTATCAAGCTTTCTTATCTTCTCACGGAGTTCTTCGACTATTGGACTGTCTTCTGGTATTCCATTGGAGACTAGATTTTTTATCTCATTATTCAGGTCGGTGATAACATCAAGAACAGACTTTGATGGGGGATAGGATTGCATGATGCCTTCTGTTTCTAATTCGGATGTATCATAACGATCTTGAATTTGGCGCATGGCATATCCAGCAAGTTTAAGGCGGTGTATTATGCTTTCCCATTCCTCATAATCTTTTTCCGAATAAAGTGGTTCATCGTTATCGAAATTGAGCCTTTTTGCAATGTAAAGTTGTTTTTCAGCTTCCCAAAGGTCCATGCGTGATTGGTGTTCGTGAGGCTTTGGTCTTGGGTTTTCCATTTCAAACTCATTTGCATATTGTGCCGTCATTGTCCCATCACCTAAAGCTGTGGGGGTGACAATAAGGCCCGCAGCAAGAGGCGCTGCCCCCATCATCCCAGCACCAACGCCTAGTACCTTTGGTACTGTCGAGGTTAGTCCACCCAAGCCGGTTCTTAGCGCTCCTGATAGAAGTGCTGTGTTCATGTTAGAGGCCGTAACTTTGAATGGCATGGTTGCAATTGTTGTCATTGCCTTGTATAGTAGTTGATTGACAGCCAGTGAGGATGCTACATCCGCGATATTTTTGTTGACGACTGTATCGGGCAGTCCGAGTGTTTTTAACATACCTCTTGAAAATGTGTCCGACAAATCTACACCAGACCATCCTTCGATCTGGCTTTCTATAAAAGCGCCCACAATATTTTTACCTGAGCCTTTAATACCACCGCTGAAAAGTCTGGTAAGAGAGGTCGTGAGAATATCTTTCTGGTTTTCGGGACTCATAGGCTGGATTGGTGTAAAGCCAGCATTATCAGTGTCATCAGAATTTTTCCATCCTAACCATCCCAGTTTATTATCAATCCAATCAAACCATTTCTCTAATTTATCTAGCAGATTGGAAATTCTTTCGATAAACTCTTTCATCTTTACAGTGAATTGACCATTTGTCATACCATCCAAAACACCATGAATGATCGGTGCTGACACCGCCGCCATTGCGAAAAGCTTAACAAAACTCAGGGCACTGGACATTAAATCTCCGAGCATACTACCAATGGCTTCCCCAAAAATAGCCTCTTTGAGATTTGAGCCAAAATTGCTCATCATCCCCAAGATGCCCTTCTTTTCCTCATCATCATCATCAAATTCCATTTTTTCTTTTAGTTTATCAAACCCGATTTTTCTTTTGTTGTCCTTTTCCACGTCCGACCCCTGATCTACAAGAGTCTTGATGCCGACCGTCACAGCCTCAAGACTTCGTACTTGTAGACTAAGTGCGTCATGAATTTTCGTCAAGATTGAGGACACTTCATCGTTTCCCAGAATGTTCAATTCCGAAAATTCACTAAGGTCATTTTTGCTCACGACAGTGTATTCGTTGCTTTCGTCCATACCTTGTTTCCTTACGTTCTGTTCGCTTCTTCTAGCTTTTTTATGTGGTCTGATAGCATGTCAATATACAGATCGCGTTCATATGGCATAATTGATTCTATATCGGTCACTGAAAAGGTCATGTGCTGCGTCAACATCAAGGCAAACATTGTCCTGTAATACATCACGAGGTTTGTGTGACACAGCATCAGATAAAAAAAGTTTTGATGCCCTCCAAGACGAAAGTTTTTTCGTTTCCGTTCGAGTTGGTGTACTTCATGGTGTGCCTGAGTTTTGGCATGGTATCGAAGAAGTCGCGCAGACCCTTGATTACATCTGATTCTAGACTATCCAGAAATTCCATGACCTCTTTTCGACTATAATCGTTTAGGTCGTATGTCTCATCTTCGTAGTACACCCGGTCAATACACTGAATGAGTGTGTCAAACAGCGCGTCTTCCCTGTTTTTTGCATTATCCAATAGCAATAATTCATTCAAAGACGGATAGCGCATTTCAACAAAGACCGAATCGTTGCCAAACTTTCTTTTATGATTTTCATCGAATGCCACTTCAATGTCATTCAAGTCCAATTCCAATTCCACGTCTTCTTTAGTTTCGGGGTCTTCAATTTTCATTGTGATGACGTTGTTTACCGACTTTGCACGCAATTTTAGCATGATGTACTCAATATCCACCATTGCCAGTTTTTCAACGTCAATGTCAGTGACTATGCAATTTTTTAGTACCTGTTTTATTGATGACACGATATTCTCAATGTCAGCACTTTCTCGCGCAATAAGAAAAATCTTTTCTTCCTTTACCGTGAATGGATGAAATTGAATAGGATCGCCGGTAGTCGGAAGATTTTCTGTAAATAGAGGCAAATCAATTTTAGGTAGGGGTTTCATTTATGCTCTTTCTCGCTTTCTAGTTGGTTATGGATATGTTGAATGTTGTTGATGCGGAACCAGATGCGTTGGTGTATGTCACAGTAATTTCATCATTGACGACCACATCGGTTAGCAGGGTGACAATACCATTTTGGTCAATCGAGGCACTAGGTCCAACAACACTCCATGTGCCGCCCTCGGTCACTCCAAAATATTCTGAAACATCAATGACTCTTGACGGCTGGCCCAATAGGATTGTCTGATCTGGAATAGTGTTGATGACGGTAGGTATCATGTATTCAACGATAATGTCTAGCGTATCCAAAGCCTTACCATATTCGTTTTCGTATGACACATAAACCGTTTCGGTTCCGACCTCGTTTGTGTCAACTCTCAGAATGCCCCCTTGGTTAATCGCAACTCTCTCCCCATCAACAAGCCAAAGACCTCCCTGAGTATTTTCAAAGCTTTCTGATACATCATACTCTACTACACCATCACCACGGTACGCAGTAAAGTCTGCAATGGGTTGCACTAATTCAGGCTTGTTGTATGCAATAATGCCGGTCGCAACTTGATTTACAATATTCTGAACAGCAGCAGGCGTTTCTTGAGAAGTGCGTATTTTCTCGACAATGTTTCTGTAAGTGGGGGAATACTCCCGGCTTCCGACACCAATTTCAGAGACAGTGCCGCCCCCAACACCGCTTACAGACATATCATTATATGTGAATGCGACAGGCAGGGTTATGATTTCTGCTGCATTCTCCCAAGAATGTTCTGTCCCGGATATTGTAGTGGGGAACGCACCGCTGAAAACATACTCATAGTATATATCTTTCATGTGTTGAGAAAAGACGCGCACTGTCACAACACCTGTGTATTCTGATCGGTATCCAAATTCGTAAGGCATTTTTCCGCCTGCGTCATTTGTTACACCTTGCCCTGAATTGAAATTCACGATCAACTGCATCCAATTATGGAAAAATTGATTGACTGTGAAATTGCTATCCATCATCACCTGAATCGACAGAGGGTCTTTTCCAATTTTATGCAACACTGTTTCCGGTGGGCCGATAGGATTGTTCATGACCGGCCCACTTTCCAAGTTAATGCCCGGAATAGAGACACTTTTCGACATGAACATTACCTGCCGAGCATCTGCCCCTAATCCCGATGGGGGGGTTATCTCCACTAGGAAGATATTCGACTTTGCGAGACCGGCCTTGTTGACTTGCGCTGAAAAATCTCTGATGCTAAATGTCATAGAATAAGCTTCCTCGAATCTTCCCAGACCTGTCTTTGGCTTGCCTTTTGGAATTGCTCGACCGGCAGAAATACAGCGGGAGTCCATTTCTCGGGAGGTATCCTAACGAATCTAGACCGAAAGTGCTTCCCGAGATACCTTTTGATACATGGTTTGAAATACTTGAATTTCGATGCGTTTTTCATTATCCCGTATGAGACAATCATTTTTGTACGCTCATCAAATCTATCGTTGGTTAGGGTGTCATACAAAGCGTCGAGAAGTTTTGCCCTCAGTACAGGAGGTAGGTAATGCAAATTCAATCCAAGAATGCCGTCCTTGTATCTCTCGATTGGAATGATTAGTGGAAATGAGTCATAGTACGGGAGGGTTTTCTTGTGCTTCGGATCGTAGAACACCATATACATACGGCCCGGTCCTGTGTTTGTCCACGAGTTTACTAGATTGTCCTTTTCCTCTCGGATCACTCGGGCGGGCTGTATTCTGGACGTTTTCCGAACATTGCGACGAAACCAGTCAATAGACTCTTGACTGGTCTTATCCAAAATGCCTTTGTCTTTAGCATTCCTCAGTATGTTTTCAAAGACTGTGTTGCGTGCCGCCCGCTTTCCGGCCAAGGCTCCTATCGCGTTTTTTCTTGGGTCTGCCATTACTTTATTCCCAATTCTCTTTCTGTGAAAACCTCAAATTTCCAACCTCTCTGTTTACAGTATTCCTCGGCGTATTTCCATTTAGCGCGGTTGATGCCCCAAGTCACTTGTTCCCTCAGATAACGCTTTTTACCTCGATTGTCCTTGGGTTTTCGGGGTGGCTTTGATTGTGTTTCTGGTTTTACCTCGATCACCAAAATTTCTTCATTATCATGTTTGTCAATCCGCCTAACCCAAAAATCAGGGAAGTACCTCCGAAATGATCTGCCACTTTTATCAAATGGGCTTCTGTAGGGTATCCAAAATTCTTCGCTCGCCCATTCTAAAACCTTGGGGTGTCTGTCTAAATACCTGCATAATTTCAATTCCCAACTCGACCTGTAGATGATATTGGTGGGGTCTCCCCTGTACTTTTTGGGGTTATTGGGGGTGAATTTGCCTTGATGATAGTGTCCCATGAGAATTTGGCCTAAATATATTCAGAGTATTTAGGGAGAAACTGAATGAGTAATCTACCAAAAACGGACATTTCAAATTCAATAACTGCGAAGTCATATTCAAGACATGCTTTTACCGGCAATGGGGGCGCCCATGCCATGATGATTCAGTTTGTTGAATATGAATTTTCTGCGCTTAACAGCGGTTCGTTTGTTGGAGCGCCTATAGACATGAGTGGTGGCGCGACAGGGGGAGGAAGGGCCTCTGTTATCCTGCCTCTGCCGTCAAACCTAGAAGAAAATTTCAACATTGCGGTAGACAGAATTGAATTGAATGCCGCTGGCCGAATGGCAGTAGAGTATTTCTCAGAATTATCAAATACAAACCTCAGAGATGCTTTTAACATCTCCAAGGCTTTGACGGAAAACGCCACAAAGAAGGTGATAGGGATGTTTTCGGGATCAGGGACAGAAAATAATGATTCTGTAGTAAATTCCACAATTGCAAATACTCTCGGGACAATTGAATCTGGAACAGTCGCAGACGTGATAAATTATCTAGCGCGTTCAAATATCAACAGACTTCCTATGGGTGTTGGTTTTGCTGCCGAGGTTTCTAGTGCTGCCGGAGCAATTAACCCCCATGTGACCCTGAATTTCGATGGTGTCAATATGAAAGAATACACATTCTCATGGAATCTTTCTCCCCAAAGCCCCGAAGAATCAGAAACCCTTAGACAGATAGGCCGAACGATCAAAAGAGAGATTCTGCCAGAATACGATGGTCTTTCGGGCGGCGAAGGTGTCGGAAATGTTTTCAGTCGGGCTATTCTCAAGTATCCAAGCATCGCAAATGTATACCTGATCGGTTTGGACGAAGATCATTACATACGGTTCAAGCCCGGTATGGTGACAAACTTCACATCCAATTTTATGCCAAATGGGCCTTCGGTTCATAGGGGAGGGCGCCCCACAAGCGTTAACTTCACTATGCAGCTAAAAGAAGGACAGATTCACACACGCGGAGACTATGAATAATGGCAGGATATTTTCAGTATTTCCCAACGGTTGATAGAAATGGGTACAAACTGTCCAATATCACCAAGCGAACCAAATTCTTGGATAGCATTCTGGATAAGCCATTCGTTTTTTTGCCGTACACCGTAGACAGCGATATGCTGCCCGAAGATGTAGCATATCACTACTATGGAACGGTGGAATACACTTGGCTAGTCTATATGGCAAACAACATCATAGACCCCTATGAGGATTGGGTAAAATCAGATGCGGTTTTCAGGCAGTATTTCATTGACAAGTACACGATTCTGGGCGAGAGAGAGGGACACGAGGTATTGGATTGGGGAGCAAATACCCAAATAACCGGAAATATCGCTCACTACGTAAACGAAAATGCCTTGCCGTACTACACCGAAAACTACGAAAATACAGACCTGAAAATCAGTGCAGAGACATTTGATTATTTGGTTGCGAACCCCGGAGAAGATACCAACTTTTTGGCGTCGGATTGGAGACCTATTCGAATGCTAGAGCATGAACGGAACATGAACGAGGAAAAACGGTTGATCTATCTTATCGACAAATCGTATGCACCACAGGCAAAGAGAGAATTTAGGAGACTCATGAATGAGTGAAGTGAAACCGGCAGGGACATATGAATTAAAGAGCGTCAAGATACGTTCTCAATACGCTGACATTCCTGAAATTGAAATTCTTGACCAGATCGCTCACTGGAAATTTCAGGAATCTATGTCGTCCTCATTCATGATTGGGTCAGCGAAAGTGGTTGATGGTGTTGCCCTTCTTTACAATATGCCTATACGGGGAGAGGAAACAATCGAATTTACCTACTCTGACTGGTACGAGGAAGAACGCACTGACACCTTCTTTGTCTATGCCGTGACAGATGTGGTTAGAACAAAAGACAAGGGCGATAACAACCTTTTGCAATACACCCTCCACTTTGTTTCGGTCGAGAAATTCATGACTGACCGCGTGTTGATACAGGAAGGCTTTAGGGGTCAAATAGGGGATTATGCACAAAAGGTGTTTTCAGAACACTATCAACCCATTCAAAACAAGTCTCTGAATATGCAGACCACCTATAGCGGAGAGCATATTTTGGCAATCCCAAAATTGACCCCAGATCAGACAATGCACTTCTTGGCAAGACGGGCATACTCAGATGAATACCTTTCTCAATCGGTCAGGTTTTTTGAAAATCGAGAGGGTTTCTATTTTGGGTCAAATGAGTATGTGATGAATTTCGGGTTTGATTCGGATGTGCCACCAACCAGAAAATTTTACTATGGTATGGCTATCAAGAAAACGCCCGAAAACCAAGAGGCAATCATGTTGAACATCATCGACTTTACGATGCGCGGCCCCGAGTTTATTAACAGCCAAACAGACATGAACATGAACCCGTATTTTGCGCGCGGCTTGGAAGCAGATTACCTCAATAGAGAATTGATCGAAACGCCAGTTTATGACTATCTATCAGAGTCGCGAAATTTCGATACGCCCGCAAAATTTGAAGGCGACCCGAACCGAAGTGGGTATTCGGTCAGGCCGAGACATTCCGAACAATTCGTTAGAGACATGCTAGGCGAGACTCCAAAAGAGTACCTAATATACAAAGATTACGCCGACAACGATTCGCCTGCCAGAGAATCAATACTACCAAACAAGTATTTTGACGAAATCCTAAAAACAAAGAATGCGTATTTCTATCATTGGAATAGCGAAATGGCGACCGCCAAAATTTATGGGAGAAACAACCTGTTTGCCGGAAACCTAGTCTCCATCGAAGTGCCAAAAACAAAAATACTGGTTCCCGGAGACGAAATAGACACCGAAAATTCTGGGTACTACATGGTCGAAAAGGTAGTAAACGAATTTGACAGGGACGTGTTTTTTCAGACTGTTGTTTTGTGCAGGGGAGGTATTGCGGTATGAGTGGAATTTCATTTTCGGACACGATGCCTTTCATTGGGCAGGTAGAGGGAGAGGGAGACCAAGATACCGGAAAAGTGCGTGTGCGCGTGTGGGGGCTTCATCCAACCTTCGAAAGCGGAAAACTGCCTACTGAATACCTGCCGTGGGCTACCGCCGTAAACGGGACATATGGTGAGATTAAGAGTCTTCCGCAGGACGGCGATGTTGTTTTTGGAATGATGTTAGACGGTAGGGACGCACAACAGCCCATTCTTTTCGGGACCATGCCACATTTTAATTCAAGCTTTCCTAGTGGGTCTGGGGGTGGTGGTGTTAGTGGTCCTGCCGGAAATTTTCACCCATCTTCGGCATCTGTCAACAATACCGGGAATACACCAACACCTCCCCAAATATCGGGTGCAAATCTAGAACATACTCCGGCTGGACCACAGCTTGCCTCGGTTAGAGAAGTTTCTACGTCAGATCAGGGAGGATGGCAAGAAGACAGCCCAATAATTCAGGGGAATCCCCAGACGACAGCCGTTTGGAATGGAAAAAACGGTAACAGTTTCGTGATGATTGATTCTGACCCAAAAGGTGAACAGATGACAATCACCCATTCTACTGGATCAAGGATTCAAATATCAGATTTGGGGTCCATCCAGATCAGATCGTTGGGTGCTTTACAGGTAATGTCCGAAGGGAATACTCGGGAATACTCGGGAGCAAGAAAAGACATAACAGTAGAGGGTGACTACAGCTTAAATGTTGCGGGTGGACACTCTACAATCTATGTGGCAGGTAATGCATCTATTGATTGTCAGAATTATACAATGACGGCTAGAGGAAAGGCCACTTTTAATGTAGCCGAAGCAATTGAATTTGAGGGAGCCAAGATTTCCATGCACGCCCGAGAAGGGACAATTGACATGGTGGCCAAAGAGGCCATAACAGCATATAGTGAAGATACAATCAACTTGAAATCCGATGCTGGAATGAATTTTGTATCAGACGGTGCTATTAGAACAGAAACATCTGACGTTTTCAGTGTGTCTGCCCAACTAGGTATGGATTACCTATCAGATGGGGGAGATATTGCAATATATTCTGGGCGAGATGTTGATGTTGGGGGAGGTCAGCAAGGAAGATTCTATGGGGCTGATCGAATTAGTATTTTGTCAGATGGTGGACAAGCAAGAGTTACGGGAATCGAGGCCCACATAAAAGGAACGGGCGGAAAGGTTCAATTGCAGGGGGCTGATG